CTAATGTCTTAGACAAAATACAAGAATTTGAGATAGTTTTAGATGCAGCAGAAGTATTAGAAAATCACATGGATGATCAAGATGATGAGGAATATAATACAGAATGGGACCCTTATGAGGACGAAGATTATGATTATAATGATTATGACGATGATGGAGAAAAATACCTGTAAGCGGAAAAATTTTTTTTAATGCTTGACAAGCCAAGTGGTCGATGGTATACTTAGGGCATCACAGGAAAATTTCGCTTTTTGGAGACTATCACAGATGAAACTTGCAGATCGTACCGTTGAGATTCACAGTCGGGGCATGGACTCAAACAATCAATTCACGATTGCCCAGACTAGCAAAATGTTTAAAATCCTTTCGGATTCTCTTTATTCCGATAAGGTGATGGCAGTTGTGCGAGAACTGTCTACAAATGCTTATGACGCTCATGTTGCAGCAGGCAACAGACAGCCGTTTAAAGTAATCCTACCTACTATGGCTAGTCCTAATTTTACCGTAAGAGATTATGGCACGGGACTTTCTCAAGAGGACATGGAAGAACTCTACACAACTTATGGGGCTAGCAATAAGAACGACAGCAACGATTTTGTTGGTTGTCTTGGTCTTGGGTCTAAGAGTCCATTTGCTTATACTAAGAGTTTTAGTACCACCTCTTACCACAATGGCAAAGCGTACAATTATATCGCAGCAATGGACGAAGCGGGAGTACCAAGTCTGAGCCTGTTCGGAATCACTGACACTCATGAGCCTAATGGTTTGGAGATTAGTTTTGCAGTCAAGCAATATGACTTCGATGAATTTAGTCGAAAGGCTATGCGGGTATTTCATTACTTTAAGATGAAGCCTATTATTGAGGGAGGTACTCTATCTACTCTTAATGACAACTCTTACTCTCGCCACAATTATATTATCGACGGCGAAGGTTGGAGGATCGGCAAGATCACATCGAATGGAGGTAGTTTTTATCCTAACGAATACAATAATATTGGAACAAGTATTGTTGCTATCATGGGTAATATTGCCTACCCTGTAGATCCTGCTAAAGTTATCGGAGATAAAGATAAGGAACAAGAGGTCAGCGATAATATTCAACGCTGGAACCGTACCTTCAAGCGGGCAGACGTTGATAACTGGAAGAATCTAGTCAGAGAAATTGTCAGTCAGGGTATGTATCTAGAAATCCAATTTGATATTGGTGAACTAGAAATGGATGTTAGTCGAGAAGGTTTGCAGTACACTAAGAATGTGATTAATATTCTGCAACAAAAGACCTCTGCTATTTACCTGCAACTCAAGGCTGATATGAGTACCAAAATTGCAGAATGTGATAGTCTGGTTGATGCTTATGCCACCTATTATAAGTTGAGTGATCTTGCTGGAGGATGGACTGCTGGTGCTGACTGGACTGATCCAGATGGTAAGATACATACATTAAATTCTGGTACTGATCTACAATATAAGTTGGCAAAGCGTAAGCAGTTGTATGCTATTAATTTTAGGTCTGCTACTCATCGTTCTCGCAGAATGGTTTATCTTACAGACAGGGTTCATTGTGAAACTTTGCAAGGTAGAGCAAATCATTATTGGGATCGTACAACCAAGAGTGGCTCACTAACATTCTTCCGATGCGATACTGCTAGTGCTGAATCTGCCAAGAAGATAGTCACCAAGTATTGCAACCAGAATGATTGCATGGCATATCTTATGGTTGATAGTGACGATCATACAGAATCCGACAAGGGTTTTGATCAACTCATTAAAGATATTGGTGGAGAAGGTAAGGTTCTGAAAGTTTCTGACTATCGTAGTCTACTGCGTAGCGGAACCTCTGGAAAGAAGCGTGGTTCTACAGGAACGATCAGTAAGGATGAGGTATTTATTATCAGGGGATCGAAGGACTGTACAGATGACTGTAAGGCATTATCTGGTAATACTTTAAATTGTTCATCAGAACTCAGAGAACTTTCAGATGATCTTGCAGATACCCTATCCAACAATCCTGTTCTGTATGTGTCTATCACAAGATATGCTGTAGATGATGGACAGTCTAATATTCTGTTTATCAGTAAGTTTATGAATAAAACAGATAGTCCTCTGTATCCTCTACTTAAAAATCACAATGTGTTTGCTATCAAGAAGTCTGCACTAAGCAAACTGAAAAAGCAAGGAGTTAAACTAGTCAAGTTCGATACTTGGTTTGCAAAAAAGATCGAGAAGTTTAGTAAGGATATCTCTAAGCAAATTGACGGCTATCATCAAGTAGTAGATTATTGTAGGAGTGAGATCAACTCTAGTGATGGTTCTAAGGGATATAGTTGGAGATCCTCTTCCTCTGTCGATAAGAGAGTTTTGACAACTCTGCTAAGTATTTACGGTCTAGATTATCGTAGTCACATCAATAACAAGGGTCTGTGCGACACAATGGATAACTGGATGGCTATGTGGTTCTTTGGTAAAATGATTCCAGATGGTACAGGATTCAGGAACTTTAAGAAAGATGATGTTAATGCACATATTGCAACTATTCTCGCAAAGTATGGTATGAATGGTCTTGATCCAGATAAGATTAAGAAAACATATGAGCAATATACAGAAACCGTAAAGGCTCTGGGTAATTTTACCGACACTGTATCTGATGCTCTTAAAATTTCAGACAAGAGTATTCGTGAAAGAAAGTATCAGTTGCAAGATATGACGGTCATCAGAAAAAATCTTAAAGCACAGGTTGACAACTCACCTTTGCTCAAGTATATTGTGGGAATGGACGATACCAATGGTGGCAACGTCAGTGAGGTTGATTCAACCAAGCCGATTTCCACAGATGCTTACTATATGTCAGAGTGGTACAAAACTGTCGATGCAGATGGTCTGCGTCGGGATTTGGGAAAGTTGATTTGAAAAGGTTCTATCACAGGAGTAATTAACAATGAGCGTTCCTTTTATGTGGGTTGATGGAAATTTGACGGTGATCCTCAAGAATAAGGCTCACCAAGTTTTGCCAGAACATATTAACTACAAGATGATTCTGGAAGCACTACCAACAGCAAATGAAGATGAGTTGTTGGACTTGGTTGATCTTGAAAAGGCAGTTGCTAACTTTAGCGATGGTCTGGTAGAGGTCAAGAATGGAAAGGTATTGTTTGAGGGCGAAGAAGTCCACGGCAGTATCAGCCAGCGTATTCTAGAGTTTATGAAGAAGGGTCTGCCGTTCCAGCCTCTTGTAAATTTCTTGAACAACTTGATGAACAACCCTAGTATGCAAAGTCAGAAAGAGTTGTACGATTTCCTTGAGCATGAACATCTGCCAATTACTGAGGATGGACATTTCCTCGCCTATAAAGCAGTTCGTGATGACTACATGGATAAGTACAAGGGAGTTTTTGACAACCATGTTGGTAATGTCTGCGAAATGCGTCGAGCAAAAGTAGACGATAATCGCAAGATGGGTTGCTCAAACGGACTTCATGCTGGTGCTTTGAATTACGTTGCAAGTTATGGCAGCGTAGAAAGCAACGATAGAATTGTGATCGTCAAGATCAATCCAGAAGATGTAGTCAGCGTTCCTAGCGATTGCAACTGTGAGAAACTTCGTACTTGTCGATATGAAGTAGTCGGAGAATATCAGGGTGAACTTCTCAAGCCTCTTTACAAGAGCGAGTTTGGTGAAGATGATTACCATGAGGATGAAGGTAGTCTGTATGATGAATACGATGAGGACTACTGGAATCAGTATGATGACGATGAAGATAACGACGAATATTGATAGTCTGTGATTCCCTGTGATTGGATGGGTGAGCATTTTGGGCTATGGCGGTTCGATCCCGCCGCATCCTCTTGAGCCGCAAATGATAGTGGTGTTCACTGTCCCGGTTCTTGGTTAATGTGATAGGAATTTGATGATGACTACTTTTAGTAATGATCTCGGTTTTAACCCTTTTGATAAGAGTAATGATGGATATAGCCAGTTTATGTCTGCGGGTGGAATGGCTGGTACATTTCTTGCCTCATTCAGTCAGCAACACATCTTTTGCTACAACGGAAGTCCACGCAAAAAGATTAGCAGTATGAAGCATACTCAATATTGGAAAGAGATGTATGAGGCAAATAAAAACTCTGGTTCTGATGCTTACTTCTATATCAACGGCGGGCGTAAGCAGTATGCGATTGATAAAATCGCCGCCTGTTTCTGCGACATGGATGCTGGGCGTGATGATGAAGGTAAGTATTTTAAGCCTAGTGTAGTAATGAAACACAAGGAACGATTCCTACAAAAGATCAATGAATTTTCTGTGCCTCCTAGTTGGGTTGTTGATACTCGCAACGGTTATCAGTGTTACTGGATTCTTAATCCAAGTGACCGTCAAGTTAATAAAACAACATGGAAAGGTGTGCAGAAAAAGTTGGCTAATCATTTTGGTGGAGATCCTCTTGCCATTAAGATTAATCAGATTTTTAGAGTACCTTATACTTGGTGGCGTAAAGGTTGGGAAGGTAAGGCTCCTTACTTTACCAGCATACTCAAGGGTAGCACGGGTAACACTGTGGTATTTAATGATCTGAAAAATGCTCTTGATGGAACATCGGCTAATATTGATTATCGCAATCTTAGCAAAAGTAGTAATGTTTGGTTTGATGCTTGGAAGGAGGTTGCTGACGAAGCAGCAAACAACGGCACTCCAGTAGAAAGCATGAACTGGAATGAACGCAAAGAATTGCATCGCAAGGTTGCTGATGTTGTTTTTCAAGCAACTAATGGTGCTAGTGATCAAGGTGTAGCCGTGATGAACAAGGTTCCTTCTTATGACGTAGAATCTGCTATTCGTAATTATAAGGAAGATACTAGCAATCCTAATACTACTGAGAGTATTATGAATCACGCAAGGGCTGTGATGGGTTCGGTCAGTCAAGATCGTGCTGATGAAATGGTTCAAAGAACTGTTGGCGAACCTCAACCAGTGGCACGATTTGCAGATGAACATGGCAATACGATTGACCCCTCAACGCTCTCTGCTGGCGATCTGCCAAGCGTTGATTTAAACGCTGACACTCAGCAGACGTTCCTTTTAAAGAAAACCGTTG